ATGGTTAAATCGGAGTGATGATTCCTCGAATCGGAGTGATGATTCCTCGAATCGGAGTGATGATGAGCCGAAGGGACCCGAATACGTAATGGAGTAATAACAACGGAGGAATGAAAAATGGTTAAACCAACAGGAAGCGAAATTGTAGCTTACCACGTCCAAGAAGTAGCAGATAAGTTGAGCCATAAATTGGTTCCACCAAACATGCGTAACGATAAGGTTATTGTCGTTTGCCCGGTGCCTAAGTACGAACTCTATCGGGTATATAAACCTCACTTCTACGTGGTGGCGGGACTGCAGGGCATGATCGACACCGGGTTTCTATTTGACGGGGCATCGATTCCTCGTTTGCTTTGGTCGATGCTGACGACCCCCTTCAACCCTTTACTCTTACGGGCTGCCGCCATTCATGACCACTTATACCGTACCCACCTTGTGACGAAGAAGGTGGCAGATCGGAAGTTTCGGTCCGTATTGAGGGAGGATGGTGTAGATGAAGAGAGCGCCATGAGTATGTATACCGCCGTACGTTGGGGCGGTCATTTATCCTACAAGGTAGGACCCGCGAAAGCGCTTGTAGGTCCGTGGGATGCACTAATTGCCACCCCCAAAAAGGAGGACGGATGCTAAAGTTAAAGTTTAAGAAGACCGGGCAGGAAACGTTCGTGGTTAACGGTTTTGCCGCCACCCTAACTGCGTTTGCTGCTTCAGCCATTATGACGGTGCCTTCTGTTAGACTGAATGCCACGAAGCCGAGTGATGACGGACCCTATCTGAGTGATGACGGACCCTATCTGAGTGATGACGGACCCTATCTGAGTGATGACGGACCCTATCTGAGTGATGATTTCGAGCATGACCCCAAACTACCAAAAGACAGGGAGATTATATTTTGATTAAATACGACAAAGACATGAAGTATGACGATTACAAGCAAACGCAAATCGATACGAACCTACGTAAGGTGAGTAGTATGACACCAGAACATTCGTGGGCTCGGCCATTCGAACTTTTGTTCATCGCTGCACTTATTAAACAGCACACAAAACACCCGTTCGCGGGTATTTGTCATGGGGTGAGGACAGGCAATGAGGTTCGTTTATTTCGTGAATACCTGGATTCCGAGGTCATTGGGACGGACATATCAAATACTCGGTTTGCTGACGTAGTGCTATGGGACTTTAACGAATTAAACCCGGATTGGGTCGGCAAGTTTGACTTTGTGTATTCGAATGCATTTGACCATTCATTCGATCCGGGTCTCACTATCAAGATATGGCAGTGGCAACTCAGGAAATGTGGCAAACTGTTCATTCACTGGGGATACGAAAACTATACTGTTAACAAGCCGAATTGTGTGGGCGGAACCAAGAAAGACGTTATCAATTTATTTGTAGATAATGGTATCACCCTAATCGATTGTGTACCCACGCATTACGACAATCGTTATGTCTTTATTGCCGCGTAACTCTATATTGAGACTTGGACTTTTATTTCACTACCATTAAACGCCGTCATAGACGGCAGACTGTGGCCGTGGTGCAGCGGTCAAGCACGCGGAGATGTGGCCTCCGTATTCGAGGGTTCGAATCCCTCCGGTCACCCCACAAACGAAGAGAGGGTATAGCTCAGTTGGTAGAGCATCTGCCTTCCAAGCAGAAGGCCGTAGGTTCGACCCCTACTGCCCTCTCCAAACACGAAAAGGAGACTCAGCCAATGTTAGAAAACGTACTGATGTTAGCATTGTTAGGTGTGATGGCATTCTTTCAGAACATGGCCTTCACTTTGGTTAGTAGAAGTCGCAACTCAGCCGATCCTAATTACCACAGATATTGCGCATGGGGATCGAATGGTATTTGGTTTATATGCCAAATACTTATTGTGAAGAACGTATGGGTAGCGATTCATCAGGGGCAATGGTGGTACGCAGGGCTCGCCGGGCTCATCTACACTATTATGACGACCGAGGGTTCTGTCCTTATGATGAAACGACTATTGAAAACTGAAAGCGGTGCAAGGCGTGTAGGAGCGAGGTTGACGGAGTTGTCGAAAACGAAGGTAACTGGAAGTGGGAGTGGCGGTAGCGGGAGTGGCAGTTATACACGAAAGTCGGGGTAAGGAAATGTTAAATGACAAAGTCATCTCATTCGAGGGGTATGGTGTTACGCCCAGAGAGTACAGCAGATAAGGATAAGGCGAAGGCAAGGGAGTGGAAGCGGGACTTTATAAAGATTGCAATTAACGGTGAACCCGAAGACGAAGAGGAGTCGCCCGATTACACAGAAGCAATATACGACTGCTTGTGTGATATTGGAATTTCTCTTCGTTCTATTGCTGATGCCATAAAACGAATTGAGGACGGATTAAAGTAATGCCATACATTCAGCCACTACTCAACCCTTCACTTTCTAAATCGCGTGCATATCCACTACGCTATCACCCGGAGCAAGCGCGGTTATGGCGTAGTGACGCACGTTTTAACGTCATCCCGGCCGGCAGGCGGTCGGGGAAGACGGAAATCGTGGGGAAGCGAAAGCTCATACTGAGGGCAATGGCACCGCCCTCACAAGGTGGTTCTCCTTATGAGTTTGCCAACTACTTCGTGGCAGCTCCTACATTGACGCAGGTTAAGCGGATCTACTGGAATGACCTCAAACGTCTCATTCCGAAGGAATTTGTAGACGTTAAAAGTGAGTCCGAACTATGGATTCGGCTGATTAATCAACATACGATATGGTGTGTAGGGCTCGACAAACCGGAGCGGATAGAAGGTGTTCCGTGGGACGGCGGGGTTATTGATGAAATCGGTAATATCAAACCCGATGCGTGGGAGGCGAATATTAGACCCGCCCTTTCAGATAGAGGCGGATGGTGCGACTTTATAGGAGTGCCAGAAGGCCGAAATCACTACTATGACCTCGATATGAAAGCACGCGAAAACAAGTCGGGCGAATGGGGTCATTTCCATTGGATAAGTGCAGACATACTACCAGCATCTGAAATCGAGAATGCCAAAGCGGATATGGATGAACTTACGTATCTTCAAGAGTACGAAGCCTCGTTCATTAACTTTTCGGGCAGGGCGTATCATTCCTTCACTGAGGAACGTAATTGTCGTAAGATATCCCATCTGTACAACCCTACACGCACACTCCTACTAATGTTTGATTTCAATATGGAACCCGGTATCTGTGCAATCGGTCAACTTTTACAGTATAAGAAGCATGACAAATGGCTGTCTACTCTAATGTTCGATGAGGTGCGTATTCCTCGACATTCAAATACCATCCGTGTTTGCGACAAAATAATTGAAAAGTACGGGAAGAGACATTTTGGACCGATTTTGTGCTACGGCGATTCGACGGGCGGTTCTGGTGGGTCGGCGAAGATACTGGGATCGGACTGGGAATTGATCGGAAAGAAGTTACGCAAGGAATTCGGGGATCGTATTAAGTTTAGAGTCCGCCGTAGGAACCCGAGGGAACGTGACCGCATAAACGCACTCAATTCTCTGTTGTATTCGACCAATGAACAAGTAAAGTTGTATGTAGATCCTGGCGCCTGCCCTCATACAGTAAAAGACCTTGAAGGAGTCATCCTACTTGAGGGCGGGAGCGGGGAAATCGATAAGAAGTCGACACCAATGTTAACGCATATAACCGATGCCATTGGTTACTATGCTGAACGTGAGTTTCCGGTTAGAAGCAGTCATGTGCGGGATATGAAACTTTAATTTTATGAGCAGGGGAAACGAGGAATAAATGGGCGACAATTTGGATACAGGAAAATTAGCGAATCAACCTATGTTTATGCGTGGTGCTGACGGTCGTTTACATCAGATTAAATTTGACCCAACTACCAGGGCGATTGTTACCATACCGTACGAGCACTGGGAGATTCATGGGGAACGTAGTTACTTGGCCTCCGCAAGTACGCTTGTTGGTAGTGGCGGGTCATTACGCATGTTGATTAAAACGCCGGATACCGCAAGGCGGGCTCATATGGTCATTCACGCCGATGGTGCTCTTGCGGGAACTTTCAAGGCATGGAAGGGAACTCAGTATTGGACGTATAATGCGGCCGGAGCTATCCCGATAGAGAACCGCGATCACGAATCACTTAATACGTCGGGGTTGAGTATTTGTTCGAACCCAGGTACGGCGGGTGTTACGGTGGGAGTTACGGTGGGAGTTACGGTGGGAGTTACGGTGGGAGTTACGGTAGCAGGTACGGGTGCGAGTGCGGTTACCCTTCCCGTTACCCTTCCCGTTACCCTTCCCGTTACTCTTGCCGTTACTCTTGCGGCTCCAATGGAAGCCCCAAACCGTGTAATCCACTTTGGTTCGGCAAGCGCCTCCGGGAAGGGCGATGCGGGTGGCGATTCAAGTACCAGGCACGAGGTAAAATTGGCCCGAGCAACTACCTACTGTTTTCAACTATTATCAAGGGCAGCATCAAATTCCATAACCCTTGAATTTGATTGGTATGAGCATACCGATAAGGACTAAGTAAATCCGGCAGTATTTCGCTACCGTCGGTAGTGTGGTGGGCAAGGTCTGCACTGATAAAGCAGAAACCCGCCCGCCACACATTTAACCTAAAATAAGGACAGCAGTTATTATAGGAGATAGTTATGACCCTCAGAGAAAAACAATCGAAATTTGCGTGGATGCTGGTTTCCCTGCTCACCTATATGAGGGAGAAGGGGTACGAAGTTACGTTTGGCGATGCTTACGCACATAACATGAACCCTGTTATACGATTTTTGCGAACAATTCGTTTTGACGGAATTGCCGACGTAATTAAGATTCTTTTGAAGGCGCGCCATCACGAACATTCCTGCCATTACCTGAGATTGGCGATTGATTTAAACCTGTTTAAAGACGGCAAGTATTTGATGACTACAGAAGACCACCTTATATTCGGCGAGTTCTGGGAATCGCTTGGAGGCAGTTGGGGCGGTCGTTTTAACGATGGAAATCACTATTCGCTTGAACACAATGGAAGGAGGTAGAATGTCAAAACCTACGGTTTCAGCCTGTATGCCACACCGTAACTACTTTCAGTATATCGAATCCGCACTTATTTCACTAAAGGTGCAGGAACACCCACTTACCGAGATCGTTGTGGTAGACGACGGCAGTGACAACGGCGACTGGGAGCGATTGATTAAGTTATGGGAAACGTGGGACCATGAAGCAGTCCTACTCACCATTCGTAGGGTTGAGAACAACCCTGCTAAACACCGGTCTATGAGGATACCGTACATACGGAATCAGGCATTTTTTGCTTTAACTGAGCTCCCGGATTATGTGTTCTTCCCTGATTCGGACGACCTATGGACGCCGGATTACACGAAAGACGCAATCGCAATTATGGAGGATGATGAAGGTATCGACTTTGTCTACCCTAACGTACTTGCCATCGATAATGACCAAAACTTACTTCGTATTATATCGGTTGCTGAGTTCGACCTGGACAGGCTTTTCCGTCAGTGTTTCTGCACATGTTGTACGGTTATGCGGACGGATGCGTTTTTGCACGCAGGGATGTGGCCAGAAGACCAGTATAAGAAGGAATACGTATTCTGGAATGTTTTGGCTCGGTTAGGTCATGTCGGCAAAAAACTCAACGGCAACTACTTCTTCTACCGTCAGCACGACGGGCAACGTCATAACGAAAACATAAAACAACGACATATCGAATACGGGCACCGCTACAATGCCGAGAAGTTCCTGGTTCAGACGTTCGGTATCGATAGAGAGAAGGTGTGCGCATGAATGGAGGACCAACTTCAGCAGGATATATCTGCAATGACCAAGACAATAGATGTGAGTTTTTACGTTCTTGGTTTAATGGCGGATTTAGTGTTTACGGGGAATGTAAAAAAGAAGTATGGAAAGGAATTAAAAGTTGGGAACCAATGGGAGGATGTGAAACACCTGAAATTTGTCCATTACTGACCAGGGAGAATAGAGAGAAGGTGTGTGCATGAGGGCAGACGAACTCATAGTTGAGATTCCTTCGCTACCATTGGAAGGGTCGCAATTCCGGTGGGGTAGTAGCGTGTGGGAAGCGACGACCCTCATTGAAGCAGCGAAAGATTTGCCCGTCTTTGACCTACCTTTAATAGCGATTGACATTAGTGTAAACCCGTGGGATTTCGAAACCATACTCGCTATTTCACAACATATGAAAAGAGTACTTGAATGCAATTTAAAGTACCCAGTTATACTTGACGAATTTGGTTTTATTTGCGATGGTTGGCACCGGGTGGTGAAGGCTCTACTATTAGGACGCTCAACCGTTACAGCACAACGACTTTTAACAATGCCGGAACCTGACTATGTAGACGAAGTCAGTTAAAGGAGACTAAACATGAGCAAAACACCGTCAGACGCGTACGATCCCAATTCAGTAGAAACACCATTGGAAGCCTATGAAAATTTCATGGCCGTCCTGGAACCGTTAGACACGCTAATGGAAGGTACCAGAGGGATGCAAGCGGCAGGAACGAAGTATTTGCCACAAGAGATTGAGGAAGAAAACGTTTCTTATGAAAACCGCCTTAAACGCACCAAGTTGGTGAACTACTTTCGCCGTACTATAGAGAGGTTGGCAGGTGAAGTGTTTTCGAAGCCCGTTACGTTTGGTGAAGACCTTCATCCACAAATTGAGGACCTCATGGAAAACATCGACAATAACGGCAAGGACATCACTCGGTTTGCATTTGATTCGTTTAAGGATGGACTTCACCGTGGTATAACACACATCCTGGTGGACTATCCGCAGGTCCGATTGAAAACAGAAGGCAATGTCAAATACTTCTGGGATGATTCCGAGAAAGACGAAGAGAGGAAGTGGAAACCGTGGACAAAGGCGAATGAGGACAAAGGTGGTTTCCGCCCGAATTGGATCCCCATAACCGCAGAGCAAATCATCGGTTGGCGCACCGAAATCAAACAGGGTAAGGTAACACTCACTCAAATACGGATTGAGGAGCAGACGGAAGAGCCCGATGGTGAATATGGACAAGTTATCGTAAACCGCATTCGTGTGTTTACCCCTGATACCTGGGAAATACATACCGAGAATGATGAGGGCACTTATGAGCTGACCTCAGAAGGAACAAATAATCTCGGATACATCCCACTGATCAGCATCTACTTTGGTGAGAGGGTTCGTGAAATGGTGGTTAATCCGCCGTTAGAGGGTCTTGCTGATTTGAATATTATGCATTGGCAAAGTACGTCAGATCAGCGTAACATTCTTCACTTCGCCCGCCTCGTCATATACTTCGGAAAGGGGATCGAAGCGAAAGACGGCCTCGTTATTGGTCCGAATCGTTTTATACTTTCGGATGAGCCCGATTCCGACTTAAAGGTTGTGGAACACAGTGGTGAGGCAATCGGAGCTGGCAGGGTAGACATTCGTGACATTGAGACACAGATGGCGTTATTTGGTCTGACCGTAATGATGCCAAAAACGGGTAGTGGCACCGCCACCGAAAGAGCAATCGATTCGTCTGAAAATGATTCTTCACTCAAAGCGATGGCACTATCGTTCGAAGACGGGCTCAATGAAGCAGTTCAGGTAACTGCAGACTACCTAAAAATCGACAAGGAGAAGGCGGGGATGGTGTTTATCAATACCGAATTCCAGTCTTACCTCATGAGTGCGGAAGCACAGATCCTTATTGATGCAAAAGACAAACGAATCCTGCCGAGATCAGTGGTTATAGAGGAGTTTATGCGTCGCGGCATCATCAGGGAAGATAGTGACCCAATAGAGATTGAGAGGTTGTTAGAAAAGGAATTGGAATCTGATATGCCTTTCGACAATGGTATGTCTACTCCACTCGCTCAGCCGAAACCTGCGGTAGGTGCAGGGACGAAGGTTGTCCCCATGGCAAAAAAGTAGGTTTGCTTGTAGTCAGTGCTGAACCTAAACGAAGGAGGTAAAGCATGTTAAATTTCGCACTAATAGGTGCGGCAGGTTATGTCGCACCTAAACACATGAAAGCAATCAAAGACGTCGGTGGGCACTTACTTATTGCCCACGACGTTAATGATTCTGTTGGGATTTTAGATTCGTACTTTAAAAGCACTATCTTCGCTGCAAACGATTTCGAATTCAAATCCCTGCTCCAACAGTACCGGGATGAGATTGACTATTTCGTAGTTTGCACACCAAACTACGAACACCTCAGTCACTGCTACATGGGCGTCATCGGTGCCCGGGCAGATGTGATTTGCGAAAAGCCTATTGTCCGGACTGAACGTGAATTGGACATGCTAAACGAACTGATCTATAAGACGGGCAATAACGTTCATCCCATATTGCAGATGCGGTATGCGGCCACACCACCTCCCGTCAAACCTGGTTTGACGAAATCAATTATTCGCGTTAACTACAATACTCCCAGAGGCGATTGGTACCACAAGAGTTGGAAGGGCAATCTCAAGTTAAGTGGCGGGCTCGTCACTAATATCGGCATTCATTTGTTCGATTGGCTGATGAACCATTACGGGAATGAGGACGATTATGTGATTGAGGAATACGATGAGGATAACGTTCGTGGCTGGGTATCGTTAGAACACGCCCTCGTAATGTTTCGTCTCTCAACCGACCTCCGCCACAGGCCTAAGCGGGAGTTCATTATTGACGATCAATTGTTCGACTTAACAGATGAGTTTAACAATCTTCATACGAAAGCATATGAGGAAATAATTAACGGAAACGGATTATGCCCGGAAGACTGCAGGCCATCGATTCGTTTGACCGGAAAGCTGAGGCAACTATGTATGTAGACCCATCTACAAAGGTTCATTCACCATGTAACATTTACGGGAATTATTATATCGGTGCAGGTGGCAGTATTGGTATGTTTACCGAGATCTGTGATGCCATGATAGGGGACCGTGTACGGATTCAGGCGCATTGTTTCATCCCGAGTGGGATCATTATAGGAAATGATTGTTTTATTGGTCCCCGCGTTACGTTCACAAATGTCAACAAACCGCATCCATTCCATGCGAACCCGTACGAGGAAACGGTGGTTTGTGACAATGTAGTAATCGGTGCAGGGGCAATCATTTTGCCCGGACTTCGGTTAGGAAGAAACAGTTTCGTGGCAGCGGGCTCAGTAGTTACCTGCGATGTTCTTGAAAATGCCATGGTAGCAGGAAACCCCGCCAAACAGATTGGTTCATCACCAAATAAGGATTGTTAACATGTATATAGCACCGCATAACAACTTTTCATTTATCCATTTGAACAAGACGGGTGG